GACGCCCAGAAGCAGTTCCTCGACCAGATGGGGGACGCCGGCACGATCGCCACAGTCCCGTTCTTCTTCTACCGAGCGACCAGCAACATGCGCCCGGAAGTGATGCGGTTGTGGCCGGGCGAGGGCTACCCGCTGAATGACCCGCAGCGGGACGTCAACTTCCCGCAGGTCGGAAACCAGAGCCAGTCCTTCGGCTTCAACATGATTACGCTCCTGCAGCAAATGGAGGAGCGGCTGTCGACCATCGGCGAGCTACAGCTTGGACGTGTCCCGCACGGCAAGGCTTCGGCCCTGCGGACGGTGCAGGGCATGCAGACGATCATGTCGCAGGGGGATGCGCGGCCGGAGCGGGTGCTGCGCCGCTTCTTCATGGGTCTGACCCAGATTTGGCGGATCATCCATTCGCTCAACCAGGCGTTCCTGCCGAAGAACAAGCAGTACATGATCGGCGGCTACGTGGAGCAGGGTAAGGACCCCTACAAAACGCTGCCTGGTGGCACGCAGGACGTCGCTGGGTCGTTCATGTTCGACTTCTCGGCGAATGCCTTGAACACGTCCAAGGAGAACCTGCAGATGGCCCTGCGGGACCTGATGGGCGTGTACGTGTCCGAACTCGCCTTGACGCTCGGCATTGCGACCCCGGAGGGCATCTACAGGCTCATGCGGGACTACGGCAAGAGCATGGGGCCGGATCCGGACAAGTACATCAGTCCGCCCAGCGCTTCCGCGTGGGAGCCGCCGATTTTCGCGGAGGAAGCCATCTCCGTGATGATGTCTGGTCAGGTTCCGACGGGCTCGCCGGCCGAGGGTGCCGAGGCGCACCTTCAAAAGCTGATGGAGTTCGTGAATGGCGAAACGGCCACGGTAAACGGCCCAGACGGAGAACCCGTCGATGCGCCGGCCTTTGCCCTCATGCCGGTGGAGGTCGTAACGGGCATCTTCAAGCCGTACATGGAGAAGATCGGCCAGATGGCGCAGTTCGAGGCCCAGAAGGCGCAGCTAATGGCCGCGGCGCAGCAGTTCGGGACGAACGTCCAGCAACCCGGGAAACCAGGGCCAGCCGGTATGCCGCAGCAGCCCGGAGGTATGCCTATGCTGCAGGGCGGTGAACTGGCGGATGAGTCCCTGCCGGGCGCTGGGGGCGGTGCGAATACTGGGAAGGTGGCCGCTTGATCGCGGATCGCAAGGACGCCGTCAGCCCGATCGAGAAGCGCCACAACGAGGCGCAGGCCAGGATGCTGCCAATGGCAAGGATCGTGGCCGGCGCCGCTCCGTTGGCCGATAGCCTGCAGAGAACCCCGGAATGGGAGCGCTACTGCACCTACCTCAAGGGAATGGCAGATCGTTTCGCGGCGCAGAAGCAGGTCGCCCAGCAGAAGATCGGGGACCCGTCCATCGTGGACGACGCGCAGGTCCGGAAGCTTCGGCAGGACATCTTCGAGGCCGACGTGTGGGTCCGAGCTATGCAGTTCGCCATCGAGCTCCCCGCGGCGATCATCCAAGGCGGCGATGAGGCCGACAAATTCATCTCGAGCATGGAGAAAAAGAATGAAGCTACCAGCCAGGCCGCTTAGCCGCAGGGCGATCAAGCAGTTTTTTGACCGCATCCCTGGCGAGAAGTGGGAATACTGGTTTCGGCACGAGAAGGAAAACGGCCTATTCGAGTTGCGCGTGAAGGGGCCGTTCGACAAGGCGTACTACGACGGCCAGGCGGTCAAGGAATGGCTGCTCGCTGAAGGGCACTACCATCCCAAGGACTTCCTAGACCATCCGCCGCAGAGCAGCTGGCTGTCCGCAGTAGCAGCGTAAAAAACCCCGCAAAAACCCCGTCCTGAAACCGTTCCCGTAGGTTCGGGGAACGGTCGTACTCGGCTGGCCGACGCAGCCCGTCAACGTGGGACGTAAACGCGCGATGCTGGAAAACGAAGGCGCCGGAGCCGGTCAAGACGACGGCCAGGGCGGAAGTGGCGCTCCGTCAGGTGGATCACCGGAAGGTGGTTCGGAAAGCGAGCTCGACGAGAAGTTCGAGAAGCGGATCAAGGCTGCGCTGGCATCGCAACGAGCGCACTACGAATCGCAACTCGGAAACGTCAGAGCGGAGTTCGAGGCATACAAGGCAGGCGCCGGCTCGAAGGAAAAGGCCGACGACACGCCGAAGCGGTTCACCTGGGCGCAGCTGAAGGCCGCGGTGGACGGCGGGCAGATCACGCAGGAGCAGGCCAACGACACGTGGGCCGTGCAAGTGCGACAGGAAGCCTTGGAAGCAGCCTCGAGCGCCGCGCACGACATCGTCGATCGGAAGGCGACGAAGGAACGCATCGACGGCGACATAGCCGAGTACACGCGGCTCAAGCCCGAAATCATGGACGAGGGCTCCGAGGTCCGGAACCGGATCAAGGAGGAGTTCAAGGCCCTCGTGGACATGGGCATGCCAGGCGAAGCAGGCAAAAACCTGTCGACGCAACTGGCGGCGATTCGGGCGGTGCTGGGTCCACTGGACAAGCTCAAGAACGCGGCAAGCGCACGCAGGGCTCAGGAGTCCGAGGAGCAAGGCGGTAGCGGTGGCGGCGAGCCCAAGAACAAGGGCGCGGGCAAGAAGCTGGTGGACCACCTGAAAGGTGACGCGAAGGAGTTCTACGAGCGCGGCATCAAGCAGGGCAGGTACAAGGACTGGTCGGCGGTCGAAGCGGAACTGAAGTACGCCTCGCCGAAGGTGCGCGAGAGATTGGGCCTACCCGCCTGATCCGTTTTCTGAACCGTCTGTCGGTGGTCCGATCCCGGAAAGCAGGGTAGGGCCGAAATGCTCCACAACATCCTTGTACCGCAGAAGTACACGCGCAAGCAGGTAGACCGCGCGGAAACGAAGCGGGTCGAGTTCAAGCCGAATCGCTACACCAGCGGCTCAGCGAACCTCGACGACATGGTCGAGTTGGGCAAGGCGGTAATCCTCTGCCTCACGCACGCAAGGAAGTTCGACCCGAAAAAGGCGCGTTACCGCGTCCATCCGGAAAAGAACCTTCGGCGCGTCCGGGGTAACTGCGATGTGTGTCAGCAGTTCGGTTTCGCAACCCTTTTCATCAACGAGAAGGACGCGGAAGCCGAGCAACGCAAGGTGGAGAAAGCCCGCCGAGCGGCTGAGTACGCAACCATCCTCAGAGGATAGGAGCACCACATGGAGTTTGTTTACGACCTGTCCGGCGGTTCGACGGCGATCGTCAAGAAGTACCAAGTCGCCGCAACGAACACCGTCATCGGCAGGCCATACCTGAAGGTCGCCTCGAACGGTTCCGGCGTCGTGCTCGGCACGACCACTGGCGCCGTGGACTTCGTCGGCGTGAACGTCGACGCGGCCGGCACGTACGTCACCGGGCAGCAGTCCGACAACTCGGACACCGCCAGGCTCACGTCCCTCATCATCAACCCGCTCGCCGTCTACCGCGCCCGCCTGTCCGGTGGAGCGACCGATGGCACGGCGCTGAGCGCTGCGAGCGTCACCACGGCGTCGACCGACGGCCTTTCGGTGACGACCTCGGCGTTCGACCCGAACAACCCGGATCTAGACGAAGGGATCATCTGGGGCTACAGCGGCGCCAACGCTGGCAAGGCCAGAAAGATCACGTCCACCGCCGCCAACGTGGCGACTGTGACCGTGGCATTCCCGTACGACACGGCAGTCGGGGATGAATTCCTGTATGCCGCCCAGTCCCCCTTGAGCACGATCACCGCGCAGCTGACAACCAACTGCACGGAAGTCGATGCATCAGCGGCGATTTCCGGGGACGCGACGATCGTCGTGGTCGAGATGGTTCTGAATGACAAGGCGCACAACGGCAACACGTCGAGCTACGCCCTCATCCAGTTCGTCGACCACCTGCTCGGCGCGACCGTGACCTAACCCGGAATCCAGGAGAAAACACATGGCAACCCCAATGGTACAAGCTGGCTTCGGGGATCTCCTCGACCCGAGGTTCACGAGGATCTTCCACGAGGAAAAAGATCAGGTGCCGTCGATGATCGGCGACATCTACACCGTCATCCCGCACAACGGCCGTCAGAACATGACCTGGTCGGAAGTCGGGACGCTCGGCGACTGGGAATCGTTCAACGGGACGGTCAATTACGCCTCGCTGAACCAGGGCTACGACGTGACGATGACCTTCGTCGAATTCGCCCGCGGCATCCAGGCAGAGCGCAAGCTGGTCGACGACGAGCAGTTCCACATCCTCGATCAGCGTCCGGCGGCTCTGGGCTCGTCCTACGCCCGCACCCGGGAGATGCATGGCGCCCGGCTGTTCAACAACGCCTTCAGCGTGGACACGTTCTTCATGAGCCATTCCGAGGGCGTGGCGCTGTGCTCGAACAGCCACACCACGACCTCCGGCGCCTCGACTGCATCCGGCTTCGACAACCTCACCACGGCGAGCCTCACGGCGACCGCAGTGGCGGCGCTGCGAATCCAGATGAAGGGCTTCCGCGGCGACCAGGCCGAGAAGATCGACGTCACCCCGGACGAGCTCTG